TTCCAAACTGGGATGTCACCTGCCAGATGTGAAACTGGGATGATGGCTGTTGCATCTGAGAACCTGAAACAGATTCTATGGAAGCAATCTTCTCCGTCGGTATACGGTGGGGCAATGATTAACTTCTGTAACTTTTCAAATGGAAAGACTGCTCCCTCAGATAGTTGAGATTTCAACCACTTTATTTCTAGGTCACCTATGTAGTTCTCACGACCATCACCCCAAGCCTTAGTCAGGTGAAAGTCTGAGAAGTAAAACCTTGGTGTTGAGTAGTATCTCCAGTCAGGGTAGATACTTGATAGGTGGTAGGCAGCAATCTGTTCTTTGCGCCCATCATCTGCGACTTGCCGAATAGGTTCCAATTTGCATTCTCCTGTCGTTCGTGTATAATTAATTATATAATAACATATATAATATATATAGGGGCGAAGCCCCTTATATAATATATATATTATAATAACTAAATAGAATTATCTAAGCCCCCCATTGAGTCATCTCCTGTCCTCTGGGGGGTTTAGATAACTAACTGACAGGAGACACAGTGATACAACTTGGAGACTACAAATTACCTGAGCACATTTCGTACTCAGCATTCACAACCTATCTTAACTGCGGGTACCAGTACTACCTAGGTCGCTTGATGCAACTACCTGAAGAGCCTAGCGTCTGGTCTGCTGGTGGTCGTGCATTCCACGCAGCAACTGAAGAGTGGGATAAGAACAATGACTAGTGTTAAGTTATGGAAAGATGCTTGGAAGAAAGAGACCGAAGGTCTTGACCTAACTAATGCACGAGTTGCTGGAAGAGCAACGAAGGCTAACCCTGGTAGAGAAGATGCTAACTGGTGGAATGACCAAGGTCCTATCTGGGTAGAGCAGTACATTATGTGGCGCAGAAATAATCCTGAGTGGAAAATCTGGACCACTGCTCAAGGGGCGAGAGCCATTGAACTAGAACTCAATCCTGTCATTGCAGGTGTACCTGTAAAGATGGTGATTGACCGCGTGTTTGAGGTGAATGGAAAACTTGTCATCATTGACCTTAAGACATCAGCGCGTAGACCTACATCTGACCTACAACTTGGCTTTTACAAAGTCGGTATAGAGCAGACGCTAGGAGTAGAAGTCAATCTAGGAAACTACTGGATGTCCCGCGACGCGGGGACAGGAGAAATGATTGACCTAAGTAGATACAACCTGCCTATGCTTGAGTATATGGTGTCGGGATTTGATAAGTCCCGCAAGGCTGGTGTATTCTTACCGAACCTATCCAGTTGCAGTTTCTGTGGACTCACGGAGCACTGCGAATTTACGAAAGAGAAATAATGTCAATCAATTACAACATCTCAGGTCAGGACATCATTGTTGCCCACGACTTGAAACTAATCACACTAAACGAAGCACGTCAATTGCTAGGCAATTTGCCACCAGCAAAGGAGGAAGCAAGTGAGTAACGAAGATTGGAAACTACAGGTTTCTTATAAGACTCCTGCGGGAGATATGATTAACGTTCGTGCTAATACTGCTGATGAACTCAGCGTATTGCTAGAAGGTATTGGTGATTACTCATCACAGATTGCAGCAGTACAACGATTGGTTGTTGGTGCATATAACGCAGCCCCTTTGGGGACACCATCTTCAACTCCAAGCACTCCGCAATCCACATCCTTCGCTCCCTCCCAGCCAGCGGTAGCGTCAGGTACGCTAAGCAGTAGCCCTACTTGTGTACACGGTGCACGCATTTTCCGTAGTGGAGTGTCAAAGAAAACTGGTCAACCTTATGCGTTCTGGTCTTGTCCACAACCACAAGGCGCAGACCAGTGCAAGCCAGTTAACTAACAGAATTGGTGGAGGGGTAGTTATAAGGGGAAGTTAATTACCCCTCTTCCAACTTAAGACAGGAGCGATATGAGAACATTAACCCGTAGCGTAGGCAGAGCAGACATTGGTGGAGAACCATTGCCCTCTGTGTTCAAAGCATTAGATAACAATAAGATTATATTTCGTAGAGCAGAAGTCTCTATGCTTGCTGGTACCCCAGGTGTGGGAAAGTCCACTCTGGCACTGGCTTTAGCCCTTAAGATGAGAGTTCCCACTCTGTATATTTCTGCAGATACCAACGCTCACACAATGGCAATGCGTCTTGCATCAATGATTAGTGGTAAGAATCAAACTGATGTTGAGCATATGTTGCAGAATGATATTGGCTGGACTAAGGCTACCCTTGCTAAGGGTGCCCACGTTGTCTGGTCATTTGAATCTAGTCCATCACTACAAGATATTGATGAAGAGGTTCAAGCCTTTGAAGAACTATGGGGTTGTCCACCTGTTGCTATCTTTGTAGATAATCTAATGGACATTGCTACTGATGGTGGCGAAGAGTTCGCATCAATGCGTGCGATTATGAAGGAGTTAAAGTTCCTTGCTCGTGACACTAACGCTGCTATCATTGTGCTCCATCATACTTCTGAGGCTGTTCAAGGCAATCCTTGTCAACCTAGAAGTGCCCTCCAAGGTAAAGTGGCGCAGTTACCTGCTCTTATCTGTACACTTGGGGTGGTTGGTACATCTATGGCTTTAGCACCTGTAAAGAATAGATACGGAAGGGCTGATGCTAATGCAAACCTTAACGTTTGGTTAGCATTCAATCCTGAATATATGTATATGGACGACATACCAGAGAGTGCGTGATTATGATTAGAGAAGAAGAAGACGACACAACACAAGAGATGCGTGCGTTTGTATTGCTTCAGGTTAAGGGTGAGATTGCTGCATTAGTTGAAAAGATTCAGGCAGCCAAGGTACCAGTCACAGATGAGTGGACTGATGGACTCAACGCTGGATTAGATTGGGCAGTACGCATCCTGAACAAGGACAAGAGTGCGTCTTAAGTGCCAAGCCAATCCAGAAAGCACAGAGGGTACCGAAGCCAAAAGGTTTGGGCTAACTTTCTGGCGGAGAATGGATTCCCTTACGCGGAATCTACTGGTGCTGGACGTAGTGGTAGTGATATTACTGGTACGGTGGGCATTGACTGGGAGGTAAAGGCACGTACAGGATTCAATCCTGCTGCTGCTATTGCTCAACTTAAAGACAGAGACAAGGGTGACCTTGGAGTTGTAGTCTTAAGACTGAATGGTCAAGGTGAGAAGTCAGTTGGTGATTGGGTAACCTTACTTAGAGGTGAAGATTTAGTATGGCTACTACGGGAAGCAGGGTATGGTGATAAAAATTGACAATGACTTGCCTTCCATCAAGGCAGTACTTGAACACTACGGCGCAAGGTTACGTAGTAACCACGGTCAAGTCAACCTTAAGTGTCCATTCCATTCTGACACGCACCAGTCAGGGAGTGCAAACCTTGACAAAAACATCTTCATTTGTTTCGCTTGTGGAGTGCAAGGTAACAGTATCCAAATTATATGCAGACAGGAGAGTATGAGTATCTATGAAGCAAAGCGTTTTGCAGAAGGAATTACTGGGGAAAGCCACGGAGAAGTACGCGGAAAACATTTATCAGGCGGAAGCCTACCTAAAGCAAAGAGGAATTCCTCTGGAGGTAGCACGTCTGGCGCGATTAGGCGTAGTCGTAGAACCTGAGACAGGACACGAAGCCTTTGTCGGACGACTCTCTATTCCCTACATTACTAAAAGTGGGGTTGTTGATTTACGTTTTCGTTCTCTTAATCCAGCAGTAGAACCAAAGTATATGGGTCTTACTGGAGCAGAGACCAAGATGTATAACGTGTTAGATGTTGAACGTGCTGGCGATTTTATAGGAGTGTGCGAAGGTGAACTTGATACCCTTACTATGTCTTCTTGCATTGGGATTCCTTGTGTTGGAGTACCAGGTGCGAACAGTTGGAAGAAGCACTACACACGATTGCTGGCAGACTTTGAACGAGTGTTCGTCTTTGCTGATGGCGACCAGCCAGGGACAGAGTTTGCCCGTAGTCTTGCCAGAGAACTGCCAGTTACTATCGTTCAACTCCCCGACGGAGAGGATGTTAATTCGGTGTATGTGTCAGAAGGACCTGAGTTTCTTCTAGCCAAGGTATCTTCTAATGGATGAATACATTTGTGATGAATGTGGTGAACACTTTGAGGATGCCTTTGAATTAGTAGACCACAATACCCCTGAAGATGAGGACGAATTCAACCCATCATTAATCCTGCCCAATGGGTATAGATTACAGATAGGGTCACTGCTTAGATTTATGTACGAAAACTCGGATGACCCAGAACAAATCAGAAAGATAGCCCAGTCTACTTATGTTACACTATTTGCTGCAGAACATTCGCAGGAAGTTCTTGAAGAGTTGATTGAGGAAATGGTTGTCAGTACCGAGATGTTGCGGTTTGATGATAGCCTCAAGGAACTATTAGAAAAGGACGAGCCTAATGACGAAAGCGGAGCGTGAAGAACAATGGCAGATTATTCAGTATCTAACAGGTTTGGGTTTGAAAGTGACAGCGTACGACAAGGAAGGTTCCTTCCTAATCGTTACTCTAAAGATTCCATTGTTGCACGGGAACTCCACCTTGAAGTAAATCTTTCCAACTTAAGTAAGGAACTCAACGAATTATTGTTGAGCAAGCACAAGGATTATGGTCCGAAGAATATTTCCCAAGCCCCTGGCGGTGCCATCAATGGACTGCGTGTACGAATGCACGACAAGTTGGCACGCATCAATAATTTAATTGATAGTGGTGCATCCCCTGAACACGAATCACTTGAAGATTCCTTCAAGGATATGGCGAACTATGCAATCATTGGATTGTTAGTCTTAAGAGGTAAGTGGGATAATGAGTGAAAGAACAGGAACTATTTGACTGGCTTAAGACAGAGTTCTTTCCAGACCTAGAACGTTCCCCAGATACTTACGACGGCTTTGATTGCACTAGTCAAGAGCAAGGTATGTTTATAGAACTTAAGTCACGACACACCCATTACCCTGACTTACTTATTGAACAAGCAAAGTATGATTATCTTATGGCTGAGTCAGAGAAGTTGGCGTTTGCTGCTTACTACATTAACTCTACGCCTGAAGGCGTGTGGTCTTTTAAGTTAGACTCTGTGCCACAGATAGAGTGGGCAGAGAAGTGGCTACCTACAACAACAGAGTTTGCTAATAAGAATAACAAAATGAAATCAGTTGGCTTCCTCAAATTAGAATGGGGAACACAGATTAAATGAACTGGGAAGAAGTCAAGAAGTGGGAGTACGTAGTAGATTCCGTAGCCCTTGAGTACCATAAGAAGTTTGATATGGTAGAAGTTCCCGACTTAAGACAGGCACTATGGTTGTGGTTTGCTGAGCATCCTAATAAGTTAAAAGAGTGGGAAGCAATCGGTGAACGTGATGCAAAGAATCTAATCTATCGTAGCCTACGCAATCAGGCTATTGATTACTGCCAACGTTGGAAAGCAAAGAGTGTTGGCTATGATATAACTGACTTGTATTACTATGCGCCCGAAGTTATTGAAGCAATTCTTCCTGCTGTCTTAAGACAAGAGTATGGCGTACAACATAAGTTAAACCTCGGCAGAGTTGGGCGACCATCTGCACCTAACGAAGGTGGTAACTTGATGGTTCTAATGTTAGAGATTGATGCTGCTTATTACAAACTAAACAAAGAAGATAGACGCTTGATATTCGTACGCCACGGCGAAGCAATGGACTTCAAAGAGATTGCTAATGTCTTAAGTCTTCCGTCTGAAGACGCATCTCGTATGAGATACAAGCGTGCATTAAATAGATTGATTCGTAAACTGGGTGGGCATAAGCCTTACAATGACTACGACTTACCCGACAGTCAAGATGATGAGGTAGACAGCACAGAAGATACCAATGTAAGCAGCGAAGAATAAGGCTGGTATTAATACTGGTGCTATGGCTATTAAAAACTTACGCATTAGGCAAGTCCATCTCACCTGGGTCTACATACATAGCCTCTGAATAGGTGTCGTAGAATTCTTCTATCTCTTTTGCGCTGGCAAACTGAAGTGTTTCATTCTTTGGCTGGCACGCTGAGCATCCACCATTGTCACATACGTTGCACATCTTATCCTCCTGTTGAATAGAATCCGCTACCATTAAAGCGGATGGCTGGTGTGTTGTATATTCTAGTAGACCTATGTCCACAAATGCAACTGACTTCTTCATCTCGTTCTTCTACCTTACGACTTAAGATGGTAAGGCTCATACATTTATTGCAACGATACTCGTATGTTGGCATCAGAACTCAAATCCTATGTACCAGAACCCTAAATCAACAGTAGCAGAATACCTATCTACATTAAACCCTAATGCAAACCCTGAGATTCTTCCGTAAATTAACCAGAACCTCTTAAATTTTTTGTGTGACATCTTCATCCTTCCAATCTATCGGTGTAGGTGCGGTGCTGATTGCGCCACACTCTTTGCATTGCTGTCTTAAGTCATACCAAGATACTTCTCTTGTCTCTTCATCCCACATAACTGTAACAACAAACATCTTGCATCCACATATGCAGGTAAAAATAGGTGTGCCTGTTAGGTCTAGCATCAGTACCATCCTTTGCGCTGACTGTGGTTCCACGCTTTGCAGGGTGTGCCGTAGCGGTGGACGATATATTTATACGCCTTAAGTAGTTGAATTGCTGGGTCTTTGCTGGTTTCTTTGAGCATCTGTGCGATACCGAATGCACTGCTTCCTTGCTGGTTCTTGGCTAAGTGGTCAAACCTTGACTCCTTAGTGAACAACTTATAGATGCACTGCCTCTGTCTTAAGTCCCAATCCCACCCTGCTTTGGCGTATCGCATAGCCAGTATCTTATTGGCTCGCTTCTCTTCCATAGTAGCCTTAGTTCTGGTGTGTTCCTTGGGTACTACTTCAACCCTTACTCCGACGTTGTGCGTCATTGGTGTTATCAGGGCTACTACTATCAACGTTGATAGGACTATCGCTCGTTTTCTCATCCGTAAAGTTTAGCAAGTTTCTTGCGAACATCTCGTCTGTGTCGCTGTTCTGAGGTAACAATCTTCTCATTATCTCTATGCTTGAGTAGTTTATACCGCTCTGAGGTAAGCATTCCACCCCAGATGGTGCCCCATCCACCCCAGAATTGCACGTTCTCTTGCTCTAATCCTTCCTTAAGACACAACTCTTTGACTGGGCAAGTACGGCATAAGGTAATTGCTTCAACGCTACGCAAGACTTGAAGTTTCTGTTCGTCTGCGTGGATAGAGTTCTCGTAATGCCATAGGTCAGGGTCAGGGTGTCCATTACAGTTGCCCTCTGCGTGCCAACGCTTATCAGGTAGCGTCATTAGTTTACCGCCTTAAGTTGTAAGACAGGTAGCACATTGACACACTCTCCAGTATGCATATCTTGAAAGACATCCTTGCAACTTCTTTGTATTGAGTACAGGATTTCATCCTGCTTCTGCGGGTCAAGCAATTCAAAATGTTCAGGTAGTTTTGTCTCATCTACCCACACATCCATTACACGCACGCCCTTTGTTTCGTACGTCAATCTATACTGTTTCATCAGGTAGCACTCTGCCTTTCCAAAATGTTTCAATAACTTTCCAGTCATCCTCTGCGCCTAGTAGTGTGCCCCAGTCCCACGCCTTTGGGTCTCCGTCGTAGGTGTCAATCTCAATAGTTACAAGCCACTTGTCTTTCATTACTGCTCTCCATTCATAGCACGAATGTTTGTCTGTAGAATCTGTGCGAGTTCTGGTTCGTGTTCTTCGTACTCTCCGTCACCCAGATAACCGCTACTCCATTCCTTTGTTGTCTCATCATAGATAGTTCCGTCATCAAAACGCAACTCCTCTTGGTCTGTATCCCAAGACCATAAGTTTGTTTGCGTATCGTATGCGATTACAAAATAGTGCTTCTTCATTTCTTATCTCCTGTCTTAAGTTGTGATAGTTTCTTTGCGCTGTCTATTAGGGACGACCAGTTGAATTCATCCCAGCCACAATCAATACAACCCATACTGCTATCCTTGATGTGCCAGCCACAGTCAGGGCATACGCGCTCACTCATTACTCGCCCCTCATTTCGTCAATAATCTGTTCTTCATCTGTCTTAAGTGGTAGTTCTCCAGCCAAGTGCAAGACCTGTTCAAGGTGTGCAAGGGCTTTGTCTTTGCGCTTATAGTTTGTGCCTAAGACTTCGTTCGCTTTTGCTAGCGTGCTTGCCCTTGCTGTCATCTTCATACCTGTTTTAATCTCCAGTCTTAAGTAGGAAACGAGGCTGTGAAGAATGAATAAATCAACGGCGTGCTTTCCGCTTGCGCCTTGAAACTCTCCGTCCTCTGTGTAGTTGAATCCTTTGCGCCCATTACTGAGCGCGTCTAGTGTGTCTTGAGGTAGCATTACTTTTCTCCTGTCTAGTTGTTGGATTAATCTTTGCGCCCTTGTTGTGCGCTGTCAATAGGCTTTCGTGTGACCTTGGTCTCACGTCTTAAGTAGTATCCGTGAACACATTCGCTGAGTTCAACGAGGCAATCTCCGCACATTACTTGCCTCCAAAATAACACTCTGAAATTGTTCCCCAGCAATACCCGTCCTCGGTGTAGTTGATGTGAGTTGCGAGTAAGTAAACAAGGGCTAGGACTCCCACCCAAAACGCGGTTCGTACAACTGTTCGCACTCTGTAATAGTTCTTTGATTTCATTTTACTTTCCTGTCTTAAGTAGTGAGTTGGATAGCCATTGAGTTACACGTCCAAGAAGTTGTGCGTCTTTGATTGCTTGGATGTCTTCATCTGAAATGTTTGTGTCGTAAGACACGCCACATTCGGGGCAGTCAATCTTTACTAGGCGGTGCGCTCCGTATGGTGAAAGGATTATCTTTGTCACGCTGTCGCAATCTTCGCAAATGCTTTTCATTGTGCCACCTCTTCAATTCTTTTGATGAATTCTAGGTAGGTTTCTTTTACATAGTATGAACAACTTTTTTTATGTTGGTCGTACTTGTATTCGTCACAATTCACACAGTTATTATTAACGTCATACATTACGCCACGTCCTCTCGTTGTGTCTTAAGTTGGAAGAATCTTCCGTCTTCTCCGTCGGTGTAAGACCATCCTTCGCCCTCTGTGTACAGGTAATAGAACTCTTCCCCGCTGTTGAAATCTCGTAGCCAATCTCCCACGCTGTCAAAAGTGCGGGCTCGGTCTGTCTCGTTTCCATATGCGCCCTCTGCTGTCTCCTTGAGGGTGTCTTGTAGTGAGGAGAATCCTCCTAAGTTAATGAGTGCCTGAGCGTCCCCTTTGCTGTTGTAATAGTTCGCTAGTGTTGCGCCTACTCCTTCGGGATATCCGTCCCAATGGCAGTAAATTGCGGTCACCTTGTCGCCTTGCTTGAGTGCTATTGTGCTTCGTGTTGCCATTTTATTTCTCCTGTCTTAAGTAGTTAGTTGTTAAGCGATTGATTGTAGTTGTGGTTGTTGTGTCTTAAGTAGGGATAGACCCTCAACGATTGCATTAATCTGTTGAATTGAGAATGCGTTCTCTACTCTGTCATATCCTGAAACATATCCGCCCTCAATTTCTTTTAGTGCTTCAATCATTTTTGCATAGGCTGGGCGGTACACTTCGCGTTCTTGCTTGCGTGCTAGGTGGCGGGCGTACTTGACACCTCGGTCATCATAGCCGACACGACTTCGGCGGTCTTCGGTTAGAATCTTGACTGCCTCTACCCACTCACAGCGGATGTGACTTAGTGCGACCCACTTCTCCTCGTTGCGTGAGTTGCGAATCAAAACCTCACGAGTCCTGCGAGCCTTCTCGTAATCTGTCTTAAGTTGTGTTTCAACAATTGTCACTCTGTAAAACTTGAGCCCTTTTGCTGTCTTGGCGTAAGACTCATCCGCGTAGTGCTTCTCTCTCCAGTTTGCGGATTCGTTTACATAGTACGCCTTGCCTATGATTAGTTCTGCTCTCTTCATTTTCTTTTTCTCCTGTCTTAAGTCATAACGGGAACTCTTCCCGCTATGTCGTCCCCCGCTATAGTCTCGCTCTATGCGCCCTCTGTAAAGGGTTCGGGGGTGTGAGTTGCCTCACATTATTTGCATTCGCCATAGACGGGCTCTGTAACCCACTCTCCATTCGGTGAGTTCTGATAGGTGATAAGTTGCTGAGTCTCACCTGTTGCACATCCTTGCGCGGTGCCTAGAATCCCAATCATTGCCACGATTAGGGCAAGCATTCCCCCGCAAATTGTGAGGGTGACTTTTGTCATTGTGTCCATTGTCTTTCTCCTGTCTTAAGTCGTTAGTCTAAGTCGCTTACAGTGATTCCGTTTGCGTCGGTGAATGAGTAGGTTGTGTCTATGTCTAGGGTTTTGATTTCCTCAATGTTGGCGCGGTTATAGGCTAGAAATTTTTCTAGGTCTTCGTGTGTGTCAAAAGTTACAATAAATCCGCGTGCGTTCTTGGTGAAATCGTCTCTCTTTACAATGTAGAACTTAAGCATTTTTTTCTCCTGTCTTAAGGCGGGGCGGTGTTGCCCTGCCTAGTGCCTCCGTCGGGTCTTGCACCCGTTGCCCTCTGTTAGGGGCGGAGGCTGTCTTACGTCTTAAGGCTTAACCCCTGCCCCCTCCCCGTCTACTACGAAATATTCCTCGCAATTGTTGCAAGATGGAGCGCACATTTGGAGCGTCTTAGCCGATAGGCGGATGGTGTTACCGCATCCGCACTCTGCCTTGAGGAGATTCTTATTGCGTCCCTTAGGCTTGGCAGCCTCTTCGCTGTCTGCTGTGAGGCGTAGTGCCTCCTCAATTAAGCGGAGGGCATCCGCCCAGCGTGTCGCGCAATCGTCGCTCACCTCGGTGTTACTGAATCCGATGCGGGGTGCTTGTGTGATTGTGAGCCCTAAGCCCTCGGCTGTCTGCTTGAATTTCTTATTGTGATACCCCTCACCTGTCACGCCTTGGATTCCATTCTGCAAATCTAGGGAATGAGCGGTCTCGTGAAGAAGAGTGCCAAGGACGGCGCGGGCTCCTCTTGGGAAATAGTTCGCTGAAATCATAATTTCGTGGAAAGATTCAGCACCTGAAATCCAAGGCTGCCAATTGGTGAAGTGTCCCATTGTGTTGCCTGTCTTGCGGGTGACTAGGATTGTGGCGCGGGGGGCACCTGTCTCCTTGCGGATAATCTCGTGAGCCTCTTCCAATGCCTTGGTGATGATTGAGAGATTCTCTGCTTTCTCACCCTTGGCGAAGATGTCTGCTGCTGTTGTTTCTGTCTTCTTGATTGCTGTCTTCATTTCTTTCTTCTCCTGTCTTAAGCGTGTAATTCACGCTCACAGGATTATCTTCTCAAAATTCCCAAGGGAAAACAAGGGCAAAACGTGTGAATCACATCACATCTTTCCTGAATGATTCCTGAGAGAATCTACCCCTTGGGATTGATTGAACTTTCAATAGTTGAACTTTCAACTACTTTCTCAATCCTGAATCCTGATTTATTTCTGAATGAATCCTGAGAATGAAAGGGGGCTAACCGATTCCCGAGAGGGAGGAGGGGGAGAGTCTGCCCCCTACTTTATCCACAACAGTTATCCACAACTGTTAATTATTCTGTGGATATCTATTTATAACAGGAGAAGAGTTATCCACAGGGGCATAGATGCCCTGACTTCCTGAGAAGATTCTGAGAGGGGGATTGATTCCCCCCTATCTCTCCCGCCTTAAGGCGTAAACGTATGAGGGCAGAGTGATTAAACTACGAGACGGGGGGCGCATATAGTCTCTGCCATAAAATTTCTGTTATATGCACCCCCCTATATATAGCCTCTGACCTGCGGTTTTACCGCAATACCTAGATGTGACCTAAGTCACATAAAATATATTACAGGAAAACGTTCGGTTTTCCGATTTGAACAGGTTATCTTATATGTATAGATATTATATATATCTATTAGGAGCGTCGCTCCGCCTCTGCGGGCTACGCGACGTATATATATAAATATATAATTTATTATATATAATATATATGGGGGAGTTATGTCGTTTTATTGGGGCGTTTAATCTATGTTTTAAGGGGCTATAATGGGACGTAAACCTGGGGTCCAAAACATCCCCAAAGAGGCAGCAAAGAAGCAAGTCATTGAACTGCTAAGCCAAGGCTCAACCATTGTGGACGCTATGAAGGCTGTGGGGCGTAACGAGGTTACCTTCCGCCAATGGGTGATGCAATCCTCTGAATTCAAGGAGGAGTCCGACAAGGCTCGCCTTGCGGGCAAAGGGGTCAAGGCTGACCTGAAGAACCTCAAGGATATTACCTTTGAGGAGTTTTCAACCCAGTTCTTAGAATCTAAACTCTTTGAGCATCAACTTTCCTGGATTGACCTGATTGAAGGACGCGAGCCCCGCTGGCTCCACCCTAATATGATTTACGAGCCAGGGGCTGCCAACCGTGTGTTGCTGAACGTGCCACCTGAGCACGCTAAGTCAACCACCATCACGATTAACTATGTGACCTATGCCCTATCGGTCAACCCGAATATCCGTATCATTATTGTCTCTAAGACTCAGGGTATGGCTAGAAAATTTTTAAGTGCGATTAAGACCCGCCTGGACCACCCATCTTGGATTAAGTTACAGATGGCATTTGGTCCTAACGGCGGTTACAAGGCTGATTCACCAACCTGGTCAGCCGATATGATTTATCTAGGAGCGGGACGCGATTCTGGTGAAAAGGACCCAACGGTTCAAGCACTGGGCTTCGGCTCACAGATTTACGGCGCACGCGCCGACCTGATTATCCTAGATGACGTTGTGATGAACTCAAATGCCCACGAGTGGGAGAAGCAAATTGAATGGCTTCAGAAGGAAGTTATCACACGTCTGGGACGGCACGGAAAACTACTTATAGTAGGAACCCGTGTCGCTCCCGTAGATTTGTACAAACAGATTCGTGATGGCTCTAACTGGACGGGTGGTAAATCCCCGTTCACTTACTGTGCTATGCCAGCGGTTCTGGAGTTTGACGAGAAACCTTTTAACTGGAGAACCCTTTGGGCAAAGACTGACCGCCCTGAAGGAGATGTGGACGAACAAGATGCCGACGGACTTTATCCGAAATGGGATGGACCCGCTCTTTTTACGCGCCGCTCTGAAGTCGCTCCCTCAGTCTGGGCTATGGTCTACCAACAAGAAGATGTCACAGAAGATGCCATCTTCGCCCCTTCAGCAATCGCAGGTTCCGTCAACGGAATGCGAAAGCGTGGACCGTTAAAGGCTGGAACCCCAGGACACCCTAAGCACATTGAAGGATTTACAGTAATCGGTATTGACCCTGCAATGACAGGTGCTACCGCTGCAGTTGCTGCAACTTATAACAAGGCAGATGGCAAAATTTATATTTTAGATGTTGCCAATATGACAGAACCCACACCTGCCAAGATTCGTAATCTTATTGAAGAGTGGGTAATAAAGTTTCGCCCACAGGAGTTGCGTATTGAAATCAACGCACACCAGAAGGCTTACGCGCTAGATGAAGATTTGCGTCAATGGTTGTCAGCCTATGGCTGTACCCTGAACCCGCACTTTACTGGCAAGAATAAGTGGGACACATCTTTCGGTGTTGCATCTATGGCAACGCTCTTTGGTTCGTTGCGTGATGGAAGATTCCAAGACAACAACCTTATTGAACTACCAAGCAATGAAGGCTCTGAAGGCTTAAAGGCTTTAGTGCAGCAGTTGATTACTTGGAAGCCAGATACTAGAAATGCAACAGACTGTGTAATGGCTCTATGGTTTGCAGTTATCCGCATACGCGAGTTAATGCAAAAGAGTTCCAATATGACACGCTATGCGAACAATCGCTGGACTACCAGGGTACAACGCCAAGGTAGAGGAAGCATTAACTTAGACGAAGCCTTTGCAGAGCAATGGCAAGAAACATACGGATAGGAAATTATGGCACTATCAATTGAACAGGTAACGGCGCGAGTTGAATCGCTCCGCTATCGCTCTGTAGACAGAGACCAGCGTAACCTTGACGTACTTGCAGTTCGTAAAGGACAGATTGCATCTGTATACCCTGATTTCTTTCCAGACGGAGTAGACGCAAACGTTGTAGCCAACTTTGTTGATATCGTCGCACGCGACTTGTCAGAAGTTATGGCTCCGCTTCCTGCAGTTAACTGCTCTGCTGCTAACGCTGTCAAAGACCGTGCCCGTGCCTTTGCTGATAAGCGCACACGAATTGCCTCTAACTATTTTTCACACTCAGACCTTTCTGTACAAATGTACCAAGGTGCTGACTGGTATCTCACATACGGTTTCCTCCCATTCATTATTGAATTGGATGAGGAAGCGAAGTTGCCACGCATCCGCCTAGAAAACCCAATAGGTGCTTACCCAGATTTTGACCGCTACGGACGCTGTGTTGCTTTCGCAAAAAGATATTCAATGACACTTGGCGAATTAGTCGCTCTGTTTCCTGACTATGAGTACCAACTGCTTGGTGGCTTACGCTACGAGCAGGACCTTACTCAACAGGTTGAGATGATTCGCTACTATGACAAAGACCAATCCATTATCTATCTTCCTTCAAAGGAGAACTTAGTTCTTTCTCGTGCAGAGAATCCACTAGGTAAGATGATGATTGTTGTCGCAAAGAAGCCATCTGTTGATGGTGAAATGCGTGGTCA